AGCCACGACCGGCAACTCCGCGCGAGCCTCTGCAATGGGAAAGCAGTCGATTGCTGCATCTTTGGGGAGCAACGGCATGGCTAAGGGTTCAAAAGGCGGATGGCTGGTTCTCTCAGAGATTGGCGATGACCTGAAGATAAAGGCCGTTCGCGTTGCGCGCGTCGATGGGAAAAAGATCAAGGCCGACACGTATTACCAGATCAAGGGCGGCAAGTTTGTAGAGGTGAAATCATGACCACTCTTGCCCTCGCCTATCTCTGCATCTTCCTGTGCCTTGTAGTGGTTGCGCTGGAGATGGTGCGCATCAGGAACGCACGACAGGTCTGGGCGCGGTTGCAGCGCCGAAGGAAGGGAGATTGAGATATGAGCCACAAAGCGTTATTACCGTGCCCGTTTTGTGGGAACGCGGATGGTAAAGAGCCAGAGCGTTATGGCGTCTATGTTTGGCTGGAGCGGCGATGGCGTGGCCAGTTCTCAAAGGGATCGTTTGTTGCAGAATGTCGCAACTGTGGAGTTGATACTGGGCCATGTTCTAGCGAAGCTGAAGCCATTGCTGGATGGAACACGCGCCGTGACCCCGTGCAGAAGGGGCTAATCGAGGCGCTGAAGGCGTGCCAGCTTCAGATGCTTCAGTCTAACAATGATAGCGAATACGCTCAAGAAGCGAACGAATTGGCACGCGCGGCTTTGCTTGCCGCCGGAATTGAGGCACCATGATGGATTTTAGGCATTGCCGCCGGGGTATGCGCGGTCGTAATGGCCGCAATCGCTGTAGCGGCGCTCATCATTTTCTAGTAACTCAAGGAGGAAGCAATGAAACACGCAGAATTTGTGCAGAGTTTGCGGAATGCCGCAGACTTCTTCGAGGCGCGGCCCGAGCTTGGAGTGCCGTCATGTAGCGAGCAGAACTACGATTTCGCTGGAAACATTAACGGCAAGAGCGTAGATAGCCGCGCAGGACTAGCTGAGTTCATTCGGCTGGTGGGCGGCCGCATTGATAAAGACGAGGACGATTATTGGTATCGCCTTGTGTCTCGGCAGCATGGATTCTCGGTACGCGCACTTGCGTATCGCTCAGCGGTCTGCGAGCAGGTCAAGGTCGGAGTAAAGATTGAACCTGCCCACCTCATTCCGGCGCAGGAAGAGACAGAGGTTCCCGAGCGCGAGGTTCCAGTCTACGAATGGCGCTGCCCGAGTCTTCTAGCACCCGAGGAAGAGAGCGTAGAGGCATGAGCGCGCGGCCAGATGGACTTACACATGAAGCCTACCTTGGGGATGGCGCCTATGTGGGCTTTGATGGCTATCACGTAGTTGTCTATACGACAGACGGAATTCGGTACACGCGCCCTGTTTACATGGAACCTGCCGTGCTAGAGACGTTCCTGCAATGGGCGCGAGATTTCAAACGCGCGATGACTGCACGCGACGCGCCCGCGCAGCCAGCGAAGGAAGCGGAGGCGAAGTGATGGCACGCGAATGCCTGCACACGTCGGACTGGTGGAAGCAGATGATTCCTTGCGTATGCTGTGGCGCGATGTACAGTGACGAGGAAGCCCAGCAAATCGCCTATGAAAACACCCGCGTATTTGAGTCGCAGGAACTTGCGGACATTGAGCGCATGAAAGCGGAGAGCGAGGAACAGTCAAGTCATTGGCGACTACTACGACGATGACGACTACGGACCTGATAGTGACGCCGCGTGCTGTTTGCATGGTGTCCCGTGGTGTGAAGAGTGCGAGCTGTGCAACGAAGCGGAAGATGAGGAGGAGGGGTTATGAGTGAGCTTAATGGCTTCTACTACGGCATGGACTTCGAGACGTATCAGGCTGTGCCTGCGCTCAACGGTTCGTCCCTGATTCACCTGCGCCGCTCTCCAATGCGCTACAAATTTGAGCTGGAGAATCCGACTCCTCCTTCGCCAGCCATGATTCTCGGCACCGCAACACACCGCCTGATCCTTGAGCCTGAGCGGGTGGGCGACTTCGCGGTGTGGGGCGAGCGCGAGGAGGAGAAGGTTCGCCGTGGCAGCGTGTGGGAAGAGTTTAAGGCTGCGAACGCGGGCAAGATGATTGTAACCAAGGCCGAACGCGATCAGATGGTAGGCATGGCCGTGGGTGCGCGAAGGAACGTGCCCATCATGAAGTACGCGAACGCCAAAGGGAAAACTGAAGTCAGTATGTTCTGGCGCGATCCGGTGAGCGGCCGCAGGTTCAAGGGGCGCGTGGACAAGATTCTCGATAGCGGCCATGTGATCTTTGACCTCAAGACTACGCGCGACTGTCACCCGCGCCGATTCGGAGGGCAGTCTTACGCGCTGGGCTACCACATCAAAATGGCGCTCTATGGAAGCGGGTACGCGGCCATCGCGGGAGAGCAGCCCAAAATGCACTTGGGCGCGATTGATTCTAAGGCTCCCCACGAGAGCGCGGTCTACCGCGTGACCAAGGACGTGATCCTGCAAGGGCTTGAGGAGTTGGATGAGCTGCTGCGCTTGCTGGGCGAGTGCGAGAAGACGGACAACTGGCCTCCGGCGTATGAGACCGAGACGGACCTGATGATTCCCGCGTGGGCGTTGACAGAGCAGGACAGTTTGGAAGAGTTTGCGGAAGTGGAGGAATAGCATGTTAGGACCGATGTGCGCACCTTGGACGGATGTTGGAAGGCTTCAATCTGACATCTCAAACATTGAATCGCAACTGAGCAGAAAGGCAGAATCCTATGAAGTTACTTCGCTACGTAGCAAAGTGGACACTCTGGAATCTACCGTTGGGAACCTTCGCTCCGATCTTGATGAGCTTCGCCGTCAATACGACATCTTACGAGAGAATTTCCGCGAAGCATTGAATGTTCTAGCCCAGATGACCACAGTTCTGTAACCGAGGCACACTTGGCAGCGATACCGTAGCCCTCACATCGAAGGAGAAAATCATGGGAAAGATAGCCGCAAAAGAGGGCGAGAAACGTCCGCTTCCGGGTTCCTACTCGGAAATGTACCCAAACAGATTTCTAAAAGCCGACATGCTCAAGGGCCACAAGGTGACTCTTACCATCAAGGACATCAGCGGTGAAGGATTGATGAGTGAGGACAAGGGTTCCAATCTCGAATGGATCGTTTCCTTTGCCGAGCGCGACAAGCAATTCGTGATGAATAAAACGAATGCGACTTGTCTCTACCGCATGTTTGGCGGCGATCCGAAATCTTGGATTGGTCACAGGATCACTCTCTTTCCCACCACCGTCTTCGCGTTCGGGGCCAATCAAGATTGCCTGCGCGTGTGGGGGAGTCCAGACATCGCCGAAGATTTGTCGATCACGGTTCCCCAGGGCCGCAAGAAGGCGTGGGAGACGGTCATGCACAAAACTGGGACGGCGCATACGAACGGGCAGACACCCACATCCCCTCCCCCAGAAAATCAGTCCGGCTTGGACCCGCGCATCGCGGTCGCGTTTGGACTCCTGGGATGGGACGCGCCGGCGCAATCGAAGTTCATCATCGAGAATCTGGCGAAAGGGCAACCGGCCATGATTGCGGAACTCAATCGGCTGCTCGATACGGAAAGCGCCTGACGCCGGTTCTGACATGGCGGGGCAGAGGGTAGGGAGGGAAGTATGAAGATTCATCAGTGTGTGTATTGCGGTGAAGAGTTGGGGGTTGTTTGCGATTCGCAGGATCGTCCTACTTGCGGTAAAAGTGAGTGTGATCGTTTTGCGCGCGACGATGACCGCGAGGAGCGAGAGAACCGCATGGAACGGGCGCGGGAAGATGATTACTCGCGTTACTGAGCACCCATAGGCGTAGGCCGGGAGGGGATGATGCCGCACATCACCGAGTTAGGTCCGCGCGTTGAGGGCACGATATGGATCGGCGTGGTAATGGCTTTGGCAATCGAGGCGTTTGTGGCGGCGGTGGTGTACGGGATATGGAGGATGTGATGGCGAGCGCGAAGAGGTACAGCCCGAAGCAGAAAGAGATTGCGAAGAACGAACAAAAGGTTTTGTTCGTGTGGGAGATGGATAAGCGGTACGTTGCGGGCCCGAACGACCAATTCGTGATTCAATGCTGCGGAGCCATGAGCGCAGATAGGGCGCGACGTATATGGGCAATCATTCAGGAAAAAGATAACCAGTAGCGCACCTGATGCGCTGGAGGATGTGATGGACGAAGCAGCGAAGGTACAAGGAGAAGCGATGCAGGAAGCCGACGAGGAAATAGCTTACCGAGCACGTCAAATATGGCGGCGCTTTGTGGGCATTCCGATCACCGAGCCGTATGACAAGGAGTTTCAATGGTTGATAAATCTCCTTTCCGGCAACGAAGAACCAAAGCGGAAACTCTCGGAAGTGTGTGAGGAGCTTCGGCGTGGGCCCGACCCGCCAACAGTGCAGATTCACTTCGCGCATCGCGGCAATGGGGATGACGCGCTGCGGAAAGCGGTGCAGGATGATGTAATAAGCCGCATCTCAAAGTTGATCCGTGCGTTTGCAGTTGAGGGTGGAGAACCTGATCGCAGGGAATATCCAGCCGACACCTGCGAAGAATTGTTGGCGAGAATCGGAGCACTCAAGGCCGTGCTGTCGGAGCCGGTCACGCTGTCGGGTGATAAGTGTCCCAAATGCGGGTACACTACGCGCATCACCATGAACAGCGACTATTCTCCGCTGCATCGTCCGGCAGCCCCAGCACCTGTGCCGGAAGACTTACAGCGGATCGAGAATATGGCCGAAGCGCAGCTCGACCCCGAATTGCGGCGCTATAGAGTTGACCCTGAGCAGATACTACAAAGCATGATCAACAAGCTATACGAGATTGTGCGTGGTGAATCTGAGCGCATCGCGGAACTAGAGCGCTCGCTGGCCGCGAAGGATAAGCAGCTTGAAGCAGATCGCGTTGATTTTCTCGATCTGAACGAGTATTGGAACGGGGGCAGCGGTGCGGCTGTTGACGCCTGCCAGCATACATGCGAAGTGACCGAGACTGCTCTAAATCGCATCGCCGCGCCCCCAGCCGTACCGCCCGGAACGCAGACCACAGGAGAGAGCGAGTGATGGACCTAGTAGGGACTTGTCCGAAGGATTTCTGGGAAGAATGGATTGCCGAAGGTGACGCTGCTGGCGAAGCGTATACGGGCGAGGAGTGGGGATGGTATACGCGCCATAGTCTCGCGGCGAAGATCAAGCCCGGTGATCGTTTCTACGTTGTAGCCCACGGAAAGCTCCGGGGATGGGCACCTGTGACCCGCGTCCGCGATGGCGGAGATGGATGCTACTGCATCTGTCGTCGCGGTGAAGCCGTAGCTTGCACAATCCCATTTTCTATCCCCGGCTTCCGAGGATTGCGCGAACGATGGTGGGATCGAAACGCGGAGCAGCCGTTTGAGAACTGGAGAATGCCATGATCCCCATCATCCAGCACGAGGAAAGGAACGCATGCGTCCACGTAAGCCAGTTTTAGTCTGCGGTAACGACGCCGATCGGGTAGGTGAGATTGCCTACATGCTCGGGCTACAAGCGCACTACAGGCCGATCCAATGCAACCGAAACGGTCTAGGTGAGGCAATTAAGGCGCATTTCTTCTTTGGCGTGATCCTGCTGGAGCGGCCAGGAGAGAACCTGTCGAGCGTGGCCGCAATTGTAGCCGAGAAGCACAATCTGCCGGCACTGATCGTCAAGCCGGAATGTAGCGCTGCAGAGTTGCGGGATCATGTCGCCCAATTGGTGGTGCGCAAGTGCGGCTCACGACCACGAGTGCCGAAGATACCGCCGGTTGCGACAGCGCCCATATCGCCGAAGTGGGCCAAGGTGTGGGAGCGCAGCGCATGACCACGCGCCAGTGACGTGGGAGAACGGGGAGGGAAGCAAATGGCAGAAAAAACGGAATCATCCGCGCGAGTGGAAATTGGGTTGCGGGCCGCGATAATCGCAAAGGCTGCGCTTGAGATGTTGGGAATGGGACCTCTAATCTGCCGCCTTCAAATCAAGGAAGTCGAGGAGAGGGTAACTGAAATGAAAGCATTTCTGAAATCGTTGTAGCCCCCACGCGGGGCACGCAGGGAGGGGAACATGCAGGACAAGCTGAAAACGATCAAGAATGAACTCGCGGGGCTCATCAACAGTCATTCGCTGGAAAATGGCTCCAATACGCCGGATTTCATTCTAGCGGCCTATTTGTTGAATTGCCTGACAGTTTTCGACCACGCAAACAACTGGAACACAGCTTGGCACTCAAAAGATGGAGTTCCTGCGGATTGGCGAGAAAACGGACCTCCGACCGCCGTCCGCGCCCACGATGCGGGGACGGATAAGGGGCTCAGGAAAGCTCGCGTCGAGGATGCTTTCGATAAGATCGCCTGCGCAAACACCGTCACAATTTGTAGTTTGGACGAAATGGAAAGTATTGTGAACCGCGCCCTCGATGGAGAATTTGACGCTGATTTACGAGTTCCTCCCGACTCCCACGCCGCCGAGAGCGCCGCGCAGCTTGACGCCGAGGACCCCGCAGAGCCGGGGGAGGATGTGCCATCGGGCTACATGAAGCTGGGGGCCGTTGAGAATGCGATACGCGCAGCTTGGGCAAGAGCCTGGTTCGGCGGGGTAACTCCAGAATCATTCGAGCAATTTCTCGCTTTAATCATGGCCCGTCTCGCCCCCAAGCCGTCGCTGGCCGAGGAGATGGAACCACAACTTGAATTGAAGTTGGAGAACGTGAAGCCGCACGCCAGTCGAACGCGTGACCGCATCCTTGCGCTATTGCGCGAGAAAGAGTGGCTGGCCGGCTATGAGATTACTGACCAACTGTGCATCCGGTACGGCATGGTTATCAGCGACACGAACGCGACTGCCCGTTTAAGGGAAGCACGGCGCACTGAATTCGGCGGTCACAACATCGTCAGCCGGCCGCGCGCAGGGAGCAGCGCATGGGAGTATGCCTGCCATGATTAAAGCGAAGCTCCAGCACTTCCACATCTCCGAGACGGTGTTCTGCTGCAATTGCGAATGCTTTTCAACATCGCGCGGATCATGCTGTTGCTGCGGCAGTCACTCGCTGTTGAACGCGGCGAACATCCTGAACCGCGACACAGTAGACGACTATGCGCGAGAGGCTGTGCTGTGGCAGTTGCGCGCACAGGATGTGGCGCGACGCAGGCCTTGAGCACAGCCTGCGAGAAGCAGGAGGAGGCGAAGTGAGCAAGTATCACAACCGGCAAACGGCGGCGAGCGACGGAACTGTACTCGCCAGCCAGAAGGAGGCGCGGCGTTATGAGGAGCTTCTGCTGCTCTGGAAGATGGGCAAGATCACGAAGCCACAAACGCAAGTGCGCTACGAGTTGATCCCAGCGCAGGCCGGTGAGCGGAAAGTTGAATACGTCGCGGACTTCGTTTACTCAGAGATGCCGATAGCTAAGTGGCCCGCATCACATGTTGAGGATACAAAAGGGTTTCGCACTGAGGTTTACAAAATAAAACGCAAATTGATGCTGTACGTGCACGGCATCAGGATCGAGGAGATATGACCGACGAAGAGAGAGCAATCGACGTGGCAGCCGCAACGCCGCGCGTGAACGCGATCCTGCATCCGAACGGCGCAGCGATAACCAATGTGGCTCCCTACGAAGCGCCACAGACCGCCCCCAAGCCCCCGCGCGCCCCGCGGAGTGACAAGGGCACTCACAGGCCGCCGGGGCCGCCCAAGCCCCATCCGGCCGGGAAGCTGTCGAGGGAGCAGGTGGATGAACTTGAGGTCAGGCGTGGGACCATGCAGGAAGCCGAGACAGCATATCTTGCCGCGCATAAGGCGTATTTTGACTATCTTGAGGAAATCACCGCCAAGGGCTAAAACGCGGGTGGGCAGCACGCGACGTTTAATCGGTAAATCGATTTACGTGTTTGAGCGTAACGGCACCGGCCCGGTGCAGGATGGAGGGGGGAGGATGCGGCCTTACTACGAGCACGCGGGAATCTCCGGCGTGTGCCGTCCGGTTGTCAATCTCCGGCCTCGGGATGGGGCTGTCTCTCGTAGATAGCCCTGGCAGTCGCGTAGCCTTCTCTGAAGGCTTTCAACATTCCAACTTCAGTTGTAAGAGCGGTTATGTCTCGCGTGTGATCATTGAGCTGCTGGTCATGTGCGGAGATACGCTTAATGCACTCGTGCAGACTGGCCGTGAGACCACCGGCAAAGAAAACGCAGATTATAACCGAAACGATCGTTGGTCCCCATGCCGCCCAGTTCATTATTCTTCCCTTTCCTCCGCAGATTAGATGCTATACTGGTTCCACAACACCGCAGATTCAAATTGGAAAATGGCTTGGCGTCCGGGAAACCGGGGGCCTTCTTTTTGCTTATTTCCTCTCGATCTTCAGCTTTACGTTCAAGGCCAGCGTGGGCACATTCGGCGCTTGCGGCTTGTCCACCGCCGCACTCGTCGGCGCATTTGCCGCCGGTGTTGCAGGTGCCAATGCCGTTACCGCTGAAGCCCTGCTGACAACCCAGAGAACGCCGCTACAGGTCTGCCCCGAGGCCGCCGTGCAGGTCCACGATAACTGCACTTTGCCAGTAGCTCCGCCTGTGACTGGGCCAACGACGTTTGACCAGGAGCCGTACTGCGCCGAGGTTGATCCCGAAGCTGGGAGGTAGCCTTGAACGACATACCCGACTTGGCCGCTGGGCGTGTCGGTGTAGTTGAGGCTCGTCGTCGGAGGCGTGCTGGACCCTACCGCATTCAGGGGCGTGTAGTTTCCGTTGCCAGCCGCGGGAAGCGTGGTCACGGGGGGCGTCACGGGAACCTGCCCATGACAACCGGCAGAAATCCCTAGAACTGCGATACAGGCGAGAAGTGCGAGAGTGCGTTTCATATGATTCTCCTTTTTAGAGTGGGGCCATCATTAGCACAGCCGTTCCTGGTGCGGATGGCGGGGGTGGCGTGCTTCCGTAATTGTAGGCGCCTACTGTCCATGCGCCGCTCGATGGACGAGTCGCGCCGGTGATGTCTGAGTTTAGCGCGGTGATGCCCAGAGAGGTCAGGTTGGCTCCGTTGCCTATTGTGACAGACCCCGTTTGAGGAACGCCGCTTGAATTCAACCCGGCGCTGGTCGCATAAGCCGAAGGACTAGCGTCTTGCCCGGTCTGCGATTGCCACGTCGAGAACGATCCTTGCCAGCCGTGCGAGGCGTAGTTCCAGCAATCGTTTCCTCCGGAAGTGCAGTTTCCTGGTCCGGCCGCATAGATGTTGTTGTGCAGGCCGCCGGATATAAAGGAACCGCCGTTCGCGGCATACAATCCTTGACCGCAGCCGCTGACCACGTTGTTGATGAAGGTCACGTTTGGAGAGCTTGACGTGCCAACTCCTACATCGCCATTGCTCCCATTCGTACACATAACGGTGTTGTTGAACCACTTCCCCCCGCCATCCTGTCCGGTTGTTATGAGGCCATCGTTTACAGGACCGACGCCAGTATCAATAAGCGTGTTGTTGTAGCCGAAGACATTCGTGGTTCCTCCACCGTTGGCCTCGATGAAGATGTGGGCGGTCGCGTTAGCTCCCATGTTGCCGCCGAACTTGTTGTTGTAAATCCAGACCCCGGTGATTGGGTCCGTTCCGCTATCTCCGTCGCCCCAGATATGGATGCCGTCGTGGTGCCAGATATCAGCGGTAGTATCCCAGTTCGCATAATCGTGGATATAGTTGCCGTAGATGTAGACATTTTCGAGCGTCTGCGAAGCCGAAGGCCCACCCAGAGCGATGCCGTGATCCACATTGTAAATTTGATTGTTGGCGATGGTCACCCCGTTCGATGGCCCGCTATCGTACTGGAGCGAGATGCACCAGGAAACGTCGTGCATGAAGTTGTTCTGAATCACCCAACCTGAAATATTCCCGTGCTCGTACATGCACGTTCCGCCGCCCCCGCTCGGAACGTTCGGCGCGGTGACGTACATATCGATGATCGACAAGCCCTCGACGGTGATATTTGTCGAGTTGGTACCACCTTCGATGGCATTGCTGTCATCGTGCAACGTGCAAGGCCCGCCAAGGCAGGTCGCCCCGGAGTCCCCGGTTAGAGTTGCTTCGATGATCCCGCCGTCGCCGCCTGCGGAGGTCCCCTGGCCATCAATGGTGATGTAACTATTACCGCCAAGGTCGATGGCTCCGCTGGTCCCGTTGGGAGGCCACTCGGGGGAAGCGAACACCGTTCCGAGCGGTATGCGGATAATGATTGGATGGCCGCTGGTCCCTGAGTTATTGAGCTGAATGGCCGTAGTGTTCTGGGCTACGGAGAATGAGCCGCAGAAGATATTGATGTCATCCGGGGCAACTGACGACAACGCATTGAAGGTGGCAAGAGAAATCGCTGTTTGCCCAGTGCATATAGCTGGACTACCGCTGCTGTAGGTGCCAGCCGTCTGCGCCACATAGCGGGTTGTGGCGTGTGCCGTGACAGCAAGCATCAGAACCGCGAGTGCTGCGTAGATGCGTTTCATCATTTTCATTCTCCTCATCCCCGCAGGGCGTTAGCACGTCGAGCAGATCAGGATTCCCCTGCGAAGCGGCAAGTAGTTTCTGCAACGAGATGGCCGAAACCACCTTGCCCAAGGGCGATTACAAATCGAAGCTCTTTTTTATTTTCAAACGAGTTGGTCATCTTGGATCACGCGGAATTTTGGCATAGAATATCACCGGCGCGAAAATCATTCCGAGATAAGCGAGAAAAATCAAAAGATCGTGCATTTCATTCCATCCGTTCAAGCACCGTAGATGAACAACCTGATTACCTGTGAACTGCCGTGATTGCGAATTTCATGTTGTCCTTTCGTGCTGCGTGGCCCACTCCCACTATATGCGCGGAGGCTAAAAACAATGCGCTGTAATCGTCGTTTCGTTTATTCCAAGCAGCCCAAAAACGATGCTGCCATTGTGCGCCCCCGTTGGCGTTGTAACTATGCCTACCGCCCCATTTGCGACGCAGTAACCCTGATTTAATGCAGTTGGAAACGTGATTGTGCAAGATGTTGCCCCGGCTGTAATTCCGGTAACTTGAAAAGCGTTTTTGTTCCCAGTTACAACGCCGCTGTTACAAGCAGATGAATAAGGGGAACTTGTGCTTGAAATAGAGTAGCTGTAAAAGTTCGAATCGCCTCCCCCCGATAGTCCGCCGCCAAGCTCAACATTCCAAGTTGAAGAGTTAATGCATAACACGCTTTGACTAGAATTGGATCGTGTGAAGTTTGTCGTGCAAGCGCCATTCGTTCCAGGCGTGATCGTTCCTCCCGGCCAGTTCAAGACTCCCGTGAGAGTCCCCCCACCAATAGGAAGATACGGTAGACCTCCAGATGTCGCACCTTGACTGCAAGCTCCTCCAGCGGGACAAAACCAAAGGTCTGAGGGGATTGAGCCGCTAATTTGTGAAGCTCCTAAGCTGGCAGAGTTGCCTTGTACAGTGAACCCTAAAGCTGTAGTTGACCCAAAATCAATTACTTTTTGATTGGTGTAGCTTGGGGCGTAATAGATGCTGTTCCCCACAAATACTCCACCAAAACTTCCGTTCTCCCCATTCTTATAGAGCGTCGTTCCAGGCGTCAATGTTGCCATTACACTCATCACTAGGCCCGAAGGATGAAGCGTAAACCACGCCCCCGTTGCGCCGGGAGTAGCCGAATCACCCACCCATGTTCCATTTCCAATCACGAGATTAGCTTGGACATTTCCTGTGGTATACGTGATGGCGCACGGATTGCCATTTTGAAGAGCCTCAAATGTTACATGGTCGAAAGTCCATGACGTACCGGGATCAAGCACCCCGCAAGTTGTCAGCGCATTAAATGTTGTGTTTGCTACCTTTACCACGTTACTGTAACTGCCGGAGACATACCCGGTAATTCCATATCCCGCGCTTTGAAGCACCATATCGCTAATTGTGTCGTCAGCAGTTGCATTCAGCGAGATAAGAGCAGAAGCGCCGTACTGTCCGTTACCTTCAATAGCTCCTTTTTCCAGCAATAGATTCTGGCTCCCATCTCCGTTGATAAGCACACCAGTAAAAGACGCGTTATTGTAAGTGATCGCAAGTCCCTCACTCTTAAATCCGAGGGTTGTTCCTAGATTTAAGAAGGGTGCAGTTATGCCCGTATAGCGCAGTTCTGAAGTAATTTGGCCCTTTCCACCTTGGCCCTTGAAAATAATATCGCTCCTGCCTGACAGATTTATCTGCGTGGGGGTTGCACACACTCCAGAAGGAAATACAATCTCCCCGCCTGCTGAGGGAAGTGCCGCGATAGCTGCGGCAATAGCGGCAGCATCATTTGTGCCCCCACAAAGTAACGAGACAACTTGGGGGCTCGCGACGGTGCCTGGGAACGTGCTTACCTGAGAACTTGTGCCGAGCGTACCGGTCTGCGTTACGCCTGTGATGTTCAGGTTCGCCCCGGCTGCGGTGGTCGCGCCCGTGCCGCCCGACGCCGGAAGCAATGGCGATCCAAGCGTCTCACTGCCAGCCACGACATTGCCTGAGAACGATGCGCTAGTGCCGGTGAGTGCGCCGGTCAGCGTTCCGCCAGTGAGGGGAAGTTTCGTCGGGTCTGTGGCAGTTCCCGCACTAGTCGCATAGGTGGCTGTGGCCGCGTTGCCTGTGGTGTTGGCTGCGTTGTTTGGTATGTCGCCGGAAAGCAGTGTGGGCAACTGCGCGTGAGGCAATGTGCCAGTGGTCAAGTCTGAAGCGGAAACTGTGACGTTGCTGCTTAATGCGTGGCCGTTAACCGTTGTTGCGGTTGAGACCGCGCCAAGGTTCACCAGCGCCCCGGCTGCGGTGGTCGCGCCTGTGCAGCCGTTGGGGATCAAATTACCAAGTGTGCAACCCGCCCCAGCCGTTCCCGCCGGAAGATCGGCAAGGACTAAAGCTCTAAATAATGGAGACTGAGAAGTACCACCAGGGGGTCCAGCATAGACGACGTTGGCAGGTTCGGGTCCATACAGTGTCGCACTTTGCTCTTGATCGATCTCCGTCAGCTTGTCCAGGCCATTCTCGAAACTCTTCATCGGGACCGGCATGTTGTCCGTGAAAACGCTAGCTTGAGTCACGGGCGTAGTGCGTTCAATCATCAGAGTCCCAGATGCGCAGGCTGTGTTGAGAGTTACTGATCCTCCATTGGATGGGTTGTTATTCACGGCCACTACGGAATAAGTTGAGGGCGACAACACAGTGCCCGCCTGAGTTACGGTGATCGCTGTCGCAGCGGAGTAAGAAAATGGGATCGGGTAGGGGCCCACGCTGCCACTGCAAGTGTAGGACACGCTAGTACTCTGCGTCGTAACCGTAGCGCGTGCCCACGCGCTCGCCAGAATCAAGACCATCAGTAGAAAGATTCTCTTCATATCCCTCACCCCCGCCCCGCAGGGCGTCGGTCGATCACTAATCAGTCGGGCACGTCACCGAGGTCGGAACCACAAGACCCCCGCCGTCTGCGCCACGTAGCGGGTCGTGGCGTGCGCTGCCACGGCAAGCATCAGAACCGCGAGTGCTGTGTAAATGCGTTTCATTTCGCCCCCAAGTCTACTAGCAACGCACCCGGCGTGATGTCGCTGCCGGTTACGTTGCACACGCTCCAACTTGCAGTGCTCGTCGCGGATACCCACACCTTGAGCGACAAACCGCCGCTCGATCCCCAACCCGTAATCGCGTTTGGATTGCCCTCATAGGCCACAGTGAACGTCGATCCCGGCGTTGCCCCAGACGGCGCAACCAGGCCCGTCATCGTCACCGTTGCTGGAGTCGTACAGGTGTTGGCCGTGATCGTGCTCGTGGGCATCGTGAGCTGCACGGTAGCAATGCCTGCGCACGTCACCCCGCTGGTTGTAGTCGCGGTCACGTACTGGCCCGCAGAGCAGCTTCCTACTGCGGCGCGAGCTGCGGCTGCGCCTGAAGCATCAAACGTTGATGTCGCTAAATTGCAATTAAGTAGCGTGCCGGAGGTGGTGTAGGTGCACATATCGCCATCAACATATGTGCCCTTCAAAAGCGAAAGCGCTGGTTGCGGTGCGGCGTTATTGCAATTTAACAAGGTTCCGCTGGACGTGTAGCTGCACCAGTCCCCATTCGTATAGGTTCCCGCGAGTAGGCTGAGGGACGCCTGCGCGCCCATATCACCAAGCGCTTGTGATGCGGTGCGGTATTGTTGAACGTGCGCTGTGCCAGTGGATTCCGCAAACTCTGGTGTGGTTGTCGTGCCTGAGCCATCGGTCACCGTTCCGCTGCCGCTTGGTGTTGCAGCCGAGTAGCATGGATTTGGTGTTCCTCCAGTCGTGTACTCTACGGCCTGACCATTGGTAGGCGTGAAGCCGGTGCAGAATGGGACACCCTTTAGCCCTTCCACGATCTGCGACGAAGATGATCCTCCCAAGTCACCTGCCGCCGTGAAGCCACCGCCGCCACCGTCTACCTGCTGAGGCGCTCCATTGGCGCAGATGTAGAAGTGATTGTTGTACAGGTAGTACGGGGTAGACGAGTCGCAATATGTGTTAGACGGTGTTGTTTGGGACAAGCAATACGGCGCGAGGAAAAGCAAGCACAAGATTAAAGGCAAACGTTTCACGATACCCCCTTAAAGTGTCGCTCTGAAGATCAGGTCAAGCGTGATTTGCGCGCTATGCACGGTATTCACTGTGATGGCAACCGTTAGCGCACTGCGAACGGGTGGATACACCGGATATGGAGCAGTCGCGCTAGTGATCGGAGTCAACTGCGCGGCGCTGGCGCTACCGTTGGTGGTCAGCAATCCCAAGTCCATAGCAAAGCCCCGCGTGTCTGTGATGGTGATCGTGTAGCTTCCCGTGGGCTGAGTCGTACCAGGAGTGCGCCCGACTTGATACAAATAGTACCCCGTCAGGTTGTAGGCATTCAGATAGGCCGTTGGGGATGATCCGGTCAGAGGCACAACCGTAGACGGGAAACTGCCGTCTGCCGAATCGCCGACACAGGTCAGAGTGACGATCACCACTCCAGCATCGGGCACACGATTCGATATGTTCTGTGTGCTGGTGACATCGGTAACGTTGCAGGTTCCAACAGCCCACGCCGGCAGAGCCATGCCAAATGCCAGTAGAACTGCGAGTAATCGATTCCTCATAGGATTCTCCTCACTCAAACTTTACTCCAAAATCAGCCAACTGTTCCAGATTCTTCTTCAAAATGTCCGCGCTTCCAGTAAAAGCCTCAACCTGTGTTCCCTTGATCTGGTCGCTAATCTCTTGAACCTCCGCAACGCACTCATCGATGCTGTCTCCATAAGCGACAACTGCCGCGAAGATTGGGCCGGCCTGCTGAGGCATGATCCACAAACCATCGGGAAACTGCGTCGCGTACCGGAGCTTGATCTGGTCTCGGAATTTGTCGGGAAACTCCACGAGCAAAGGATGCTTATCAACCCACGCGCTTTGCACCAGAACTTCAAATCCATACTTTCCCCTGTATTCCGGCTCAACCAGCTTACCGTCCGCGCCTTCCCAGAGGATCTCCGGCAGGTTCTTCATCATGTTCAATTCCAACTCGAAGACCGGCGAGCCGACTCTCATGGCCGGATCGCTCAGGTACATCTTATCTTTTCCGGTGCGAAACTCCATCGCAAAGAAGTTGCGATACTGATATTCCTTGAGTGCCGGACTCAGCTTTTCGTAGGCTTCCACGATCTTCTTTGGAAACTGAGCCCATTCTTTGACGACGCCAATATACCCCTGATCCTTCTGCTCATTGCCCAGCAAGCCCCGCGAGGGGTACTGGCCGTCAATGCAATAGGTGTCAATCGCCAGATCGAACGTATCGGGAAGATTATCCTCGACAACGAATGTCCGGTAATCGGCTACTGGGCCAAACTCCGCCTCCAACTCGTCCAGATGGTTCTTTGATAGTTCGTAGCCCTCAACGCAGAATGTCTCCGTGTCCCCGCGCGTGCGGCTGATTTTGATCCACAGCTTTTCCTTATCGCGACTCTTGATATATTTGCGCAGCGCCGTCATGCCCGTGACCACTTCGTAAGGCGGCTGGAGTATGTCCAGCGTCTTGAAATACTCGCGCGCCTCCTCACGATAGAGTTCCAATTCATCTCCGTTGCGCGATCCCCAGACTCTCTTTCCCTGCGCTGTGAGATATTCCTGCAATGGCCCCTGGTGCGATTCCGGAAACATGAACAGATCTACATCATCGATGATGCCCCAAATATCGTCCACGCGCTCAAAGGTTGGGAATCCCTCGCCTAGTTCGGTGTGGTAGGAAGTCGGATAGTCCGCCACCCACGGCGACGTGTAGTAGACCTTACCGAAGGACTCACTCAGTTTCTCGGCAAGAGCCGTATATACCCCGTTATCTACTACCGCGACACTCTTTGTAGAGTAGTCAGTCATTGCAGTGTCCCACCTCTTCCGGAGGCCACTCCTCGTCCACCAGCCCCAAGTCCCATAAGGGCCAGAGATTGTCGATCTTGCGCCTACGAATGCACATAATCACCGTCTCTGCCCTGGCAGTCGCATCCCACTGTTTCCTCTGCCCACGCCGGGAAGATGGAAGCCGCCGCCTCTACCTGCTCCGGGAAGTACTCCCTTCCCCGCGTTGCCTGTTTTTATGCCTTCACGGATAACCTGCGAACCCATAGCGTCTCCAGCCAATTCCAACAGGTCTTTGTAGGAGTATTCTTTGTTAGGGTCTTTCAGGGCGTTCTCCACCGTCTCCACCGCGCTTACTGCTGAAATCGGGGCCAACCTTTCAGCAGCGTATTCACTCTGATCTGCGAGCTTTTTACCGAAGCTATCTGCCTTCTTGTAGATAGGCTTGCCGCCGTACTCCACATTCATTGCCATGTGCCCAACGGTTCCGATCACTGGCGCTGCCTTGTTGACTACAAACTCCGCCGTACCCGCTACTGGCGTGTCACTCATTGATTTCTTTACCCACGTCATAGCATCCTTGGGCGCACCGGCAAAGAACAGATTGACGTACATTTCCTTACCGTCCTTGTCCTTTCCTAGATAGACCTGATCGATATGTCTAATGTCGGTCGGATCATACTTCCCGCCAATCGCTAGACTCATTCCAGCAGTCATGGCAAAGCCAGTAGCAAAAGACTTGACAAAGAACATACGGGCGGCGGAGCCTGCCGGTCCACCTTGAAATGCGTACTTTGCGTTTAGGATATTGCTGAAAGTCCAGTCCGGGGCCAAAAGGAACATGCGGTACATATCCCTCATACTCTTGCTCACACCCATCACATCCCAGTTCAGACCACCGTAGGCCGCGTTCATTTCCTTGGCGATGCTGCGCATTGCCGACCCGTATTCCTGATTGGTCGCTTCGGGATGCTTCGCAACCCAAGCCGCCTCCTGTGCCGACATATCCGTAACCTTGAACTTGCGTTGAATCACGTCGAATGTGGTTTTCGTTATGTACTTTGCGAATCCATCAACCTGCTTGATTATGGGGAGATTGGTGAGTCTTCCAAATCCAGTAGGGATATCAGACGGGTTCATCCCCTTGTAGGCTTCGTATTCGGGACCAGTCTTTGTTGTAGTAAGCCCGTAAAGAGCGTGATGCCTTTCCTGCGCCTCAAAATCTGGCGATGAATTGTCTGAGTGCATCGCTCTCACATAGCCGTCCACGCTCATGTTGTTCATGGCGGTAATGCCCATGGTCTTGATGTGGAAGAGGGAAAGGCCAAGCTCGATTGCTTTGGTGACTTGCTGCACATGCAGAAACTTTGCGACTGCGGAAGGTTTTCCTCCACGCTCAAGCAATGGCGCCAGCGCATCGGAAACGACCTTCGGTACGTAAAGGCCGCCTGAACCGCGAAGTGTTTCCCAACCCTCGGGATGGCTGTCTTCGGTTCCCTCTACACCCAAAGCGGTATTCCTCAACTCTGTCGTGAATAATTTAGTAGAAACCGCTATCGCATGTCGGTCCCCATAGATGGCGAGTTCGTCAAAAGCGTTGAATGTACGCGCCTCAAAGTCTCCAGATTTCAACGGATCAAGAAGGTTTAGATACTCTCTCTGAATTGCATGAGGGGTTTTCTCTGTAAATTTTGATCCGCCAAAACCCTTCGCGCCCTTGTCCATAGCCTTCACGAACATTCGCGGGCTGTACCGCGCAGGGTCAATGCTACTATCCATTATTCCCAACTGACGTGCTCTATCAAGCGCTTTCGTGAAATACTCGGTAAGCATCTTGTCGGCGGCCATCATTTCAGGAGTAGGTTCCAAGGCCCTCTCCATCGATGGGATGTACTGCTTGAGGTTTTCATTCGATCCCGCTTTGATCTCCGGGATCGACGAGCGAAGAGCATCGGGATTTTTGCGGTAATCGCGCATGAAGCTAATTGCCCGTTGATGCACAACGTCGGGTTCGAGTTTTCTCAGCCGGCCAACAAGCTGCGCAGCCTCAGTGACGAACATATTGTGCGGCCCGACAAGAAGAGTCCTCAATGCAGACTCGCCATAGTCGGCACCCTTTAGACCAGCCTTTATTCCGTTCAACGTAGCCCTTCCTCCAGCAAAGAACCTTGCGAGTTCCTGTTCCATTGAATCGAAATCCGCTGCGCCCTCCGCCACATTGCGGCCGGCAACCCTCTCTCGTGCCTGTCCGTAGTCCTCGGCGTGAAGCTCTTCCTTGTCGCCTCCGGCAATATCGCTCCACATCTTATAAACTTCCGGCTCGTTTTCCTTGACCCACCGCTTCGCCGCGTTGCGGTCGAGAAACTTGCCATCTGGCGTAACAAAGCCCCGCCCAGACTTCATCTCGCCGCGGTTGTAGAGTTGGTCGATGGTCTGCGGACCGCGTTGCTGGGCCTCAGCCGTGATGGGCTCTCCGGACTCTATCGCCTCTTTCTTGAGCGTCCTAGCCCGGTCAATGACCGCCTGCTCGTGAATCTCCGGATTCTGCAATACCTTGTCCGCGAGCTTAGGATCGGCCTCCAACTCGGCCATCTCAACCGGCTTTTGGGACAAAACTCGCGAAGCGAGGTCTGAATGGCTTTCATTCTCATCGGCTTCGGCAAAAGACTCACCGAAGTTAATAGCAGACTTGAGTCCGGGCGCAGGATCAGGCTTGACGGGGGGTTGCGCGGCGAGCTTGTCGGCAGACTCCTGGGGTGTCGTTCCATCCTTGGCGTACACATCCATGAGGGCTTGCTTAGACTCTCCCTTTCCTAGCATCAACCCGCCGGTCGCAAGATTAAGGGGAACCACCATCAAAGCGGAATCCTCGAAGTCCCGGAGGCGAGGCATGCGCTGATCGAGCAAAGAACCCGCTAAGGTCATTGCGCTGGCCTGATACATGCCCTTCATGGCGATGCTTGCCAGGGGCTTCTCAGCAATCATTCCCGGCACCGGAATGTCGCCTGCAACGCTGAATGCTTCGGCTCCGAGTGCTCCCTTTGTTGCGGACCACAACGCATCGCCTGCTCGATCCGCCAATTCTCCGAAGCTCTTTGTATCCCCCTCTTCGTAATTCTCCATCATCCACTTGCGCAATCCCGCATCCAAAGCTGAACCACCGACGAAACCAGCAATGGCCGCTCCGGGTACAGCAATATCCGCTAGCGCGCCTACAACTATCGGAACCATAACAACGGGATCAGTAGCAAAACTAACCAAGTTGTGAACGCCGCGCTCAAACACATTGGAGGATTCAAAAGGATCGGCCTCTTTCCCGCGTATGAGCATCCCCAATGGCGTCTCTTCAAAACCCGTCTCCGCTGCATAGGCAAATCCCTTGTCATAATCCGCATCGCGATTACGCAACTGATCCTCGATCTCATCATGGTTCTGATAAGCGTATCCTGGCGTCACTCCAATCATCCGTGCGTGGACAGAGGCTTTCCACGCAGCTCCGGAGTCTTCCGGCGTCATCTGCGGAGCGTTCATCGCAGACGGGGACGCTTCCGTAGGCTGTTGCCACGGAGCTTGCTCTGCGCTCGGTCTATCCCACGGCGCGGCGCTCATGGCTGCTTCTCCCAATTCTTCTGGTCGTACTGATCCCCGCCCTTGAATTTCCAGTCCGCATTGTCGTAGTGTTTAACGGTTCCAACGGGGGGCGCATTGGCTTTTGAAGCGGAGGGCAAGGTCGTATCTGTGGTTCCACTTGGAGGATTTGCGCTAGGGTATCGCGGAGTATATTGCCCCCCCGTAGCGCCGGATTTTATTCCCTCCCAGATGTAAGCTGGTAATTGACTCAATGAAGGCGTTGGAAGAACGCCAAATCTCTGATCTAGAAGGTCTGAAATCTGCTTTTGAATCTTCGGCCCCAGAACTTTCTGCGCGATTACCGCCTTATCCTTTGATGGGTTTGCGTTGACCTGCTGCTCCCATGCTTTAAAGGTTTCCGCGTATTTCTCCGACAACCGATCAGCCTCTTCTCGTGTTGCTGTTTTCGGAATAGCGAAGGCGTTCGTGAGTATAGACATTCCGGTCTGGTAGTCCTTGTTCGTCTTGGCTTCATTGATCGTGCTGATTACCTGCGCCTGATCTCTGCTCGTCATTCCTGTAGTGGTACGGACGGTCACTGGGTCAAGAATCTTTCCGGAGGCAATGTCCATGAGAAAATTGCCCGCGATCTGATCGCTTTTTTGCTGTCTTTCTTGCATCGCTATTTGGCGTCCCTGTATACGCATCTGTTTATTGTAGCGATCATTTTCATCCCACTTACTTAGGAGATAACTTCTACCGTGTGCGTTTATTTCGGAGTCTGGAATCTGGAATATCTGGGCGCGCGAAAGTTTATCAAGGTTTGGTTCGTACTTGTCAATAGCCCGTGTATTTTTGTCAGCCTGATTGTGCTCGGATAAGGTTCTCAGACGTTCCTCATCTTCAATCAATTTCTCCGCCATCACTCGATCCGGATTACCCTTTTCGTCCACTAAATTGTGTTGTTGCAGCCATTGTCCGTCTTTAAGGACATTGCTGCGAGCTTCCCAATTCTCGGTCCCGTCTGGGTTCTTAAATTCCGGCGCACCGAGAGCGGCATCCTTGATGTTGAGCGCACCGTTAAAGTTTTGCGACTCAGCTTGCTCATTCAAGTGCTTGTCCATGTCAATCGCATGGTCACGCAGGATGTTCACTTCAGCGGGAGTTATGTTGATCAGGTTCAACGGTCCAGTTGCGCTATGTTGTCCGAATCTTCCATACTTTCCAGCCTCCGCATCTTCGTGATACTTCTGACCAAAGGCGTCCGCATCAGCAATTCTCTGCTTTTCGTCTCCTGCAAACTTGGCCATAAACTGCCCGGTGTCCTTATAGTGCTGCCACGCCTCATCTTCGGTATGGAGTTTCCCATCGTAGATTGTCGGAAAGAGAACTTCCACCCCATCCTCATCACGGCTGGCAGAATAGACGGTTCCAGTAGTACCTTTCTTAATCGAACCCGTATCAACCTCTGGACGGTTGTACCATTGAAAATTTTTACCAAGTTCCACGAGAGTGGAATATCCAGATGTAGACGGTGGGGCTCCCTGAGTACCACCTCCCAACTGCGCAATGGCCTGCTGTCTCTCCATTGGATTGGCGCTGGTAATCGCAGCTTCATTGATTTGTTTCTGTGTCGCCTCCTGAAATGCGTCCATGTTGAGTTGCTTTTCGGCGGTGGTCATCAGGCCATTCTTGACCGCATCATCGTACAGACCTTCAACGTGGGAATGAATCTGTTGCTCTTGCGCCACAGCGCCGCTGCGGTGCGCTGCTACGAGTTGCGGGAGAAGCGTCTTAATCTGGATAGCGGTGTTTGCGTCGTTTTCCTGCCCCAGCAAAGTCAGTTGCCTCGCCTGTCCCAGCGTGTCCATGCTCGGCTTCAAGCCCTGAGCGGACATCTGGATTTCTATCGCGGCGGGAGACTTTCCGAAGTCCTTGACAACCTGATTCAGTTTTCCATTCGGGCCCGTGTACTGGTCTAGAACGTCTTTTACCTGTCCGGAGTTGGTTGTTTTCTTGAGTTCGATTTGCAACTCGTCGTCGAGCGCCTTCATGTGGTTCTGCGCAGCGATCTCATCGACATGCTTCTGCGCTTCCCGGATGTGCGCTTCGAGATCAAGTCCCGTGTCCGCAATGTCTCCAGAGGTGTCCGCCAACTGAGCAATATCCTGCCCAGGCTTGCCCGCCTGACGGGGATTTATGTATGGCTTATCGACGGATTGAAGATCGGGCACACCGGGAATCTGCGGCATTACCAGTCACCCCCTCCGCCGGCAGGTAACGGTGTCGGAGCTTTCGCACCGTAGTAGGCGGTCGATGCCTTCGTGAGGCCACTCAGGAATGAACCGATTCCGCTCATTGTTCCCGAGAACGCCGCAATCTTCCCGTAGTAGCGTTGCATCGCAGCCTCTTCAGTCCCAGCCTCTTCGATCTGTACGCTTTCCTTGGCTCCGCGCGCCACCGTTGCTGCCATGATGAGTAGCGGCGACCCTGAAGCAATGTCCACGCCAGCGGCGGCATACCGGCCTGCCTGAGTGCCAACTAAGGAAGAAAACTTTTGCTGATTCGCTTCCACTTGATCCCGCATATTCTCAAGCGTGATGTCGGCGTTGTAGTCGTCGGCTGCCTTCTGTTTCTGGCCGGACTCATATCCCCCGAATCCGCTCATCACTGAAGAGAGAACACCCACCCCAAAGTTGGCTCCCGATATGGATTGCGGCGTCATAGCTGTACCTCAAAGATACGCGCGTACATGGAGCAGGTTTCTCCGGAAGGGCCGAACTTCCTCATCGTTCCCTCGTAATCGAACCCAAGATGACGGAACAGGCGCTCAGAAACTCCCCGAGCGCAGGTAGCCTGAACTCTCTGGAATTCTCCGACGCTCACGAGAAGGGGAAGTTTTGCTCGCATAGCACGCAAGCACGTCAGGAGATGCTCTCGGAAGAAACGAGTCGGAAGCAGCCACGCTTCGCCACGGTGCCATTGGAGATTCACAATCCCTCCCGCAAAGACTGGTTCCCCATCGACAATCAGGCAAAGAGAAGAGCTTCCTGAAGTAAAGTAGGAGCGCCGATCAAGCAACGCCGCGAGTGCCGGCGAAACTCCAGCAAGAAGCTTGTCTAGGTGCTCGGGATTGAGTGCCACTACTTCGTATGTCATATCAATCCTGATTCGCGGAATCGCGCCAAACCAGACCTCGCAAAGTGAACGGCAGGGGATCGCTCTGGGTCACATAAAACGTCGATTCGTCGCTCCAGTCGTCGTCCATATCGCGCGTCAATTCAAGTGTACTCATTGCCGGAGGTTGCAACATTGTTCCCGGCCCGTAAGTGATGTCGTACATGTGGGCAGGATCGGTCCCGTACTCCCCCCCCATCGACTGATACACACTCAGCGTAACCCGATTGAGCTTTTGCTTCATACCCCGCGTCGTAGATCCCTGCGCGGACATCACAGGATTTGTCGGTCGAATCGTTATCTGGTAGGGAATCCCGATGGTGATGAGGTTGGAGAAGTAGGGAAACACTACCGTATCCGAGGTCACTATCGTCGGCTGAAGAATCACTGCACCGTCGCCCACCGCCACAACCTGTTGACCGAGAAGGTAGCTCATCCCAGTCACCTGATTGGTCACCTCCCGGACCGTTCCACCGCCCGTATAGACGCCAAACAAAGTTGAGTCCATTCCAACCAACTGGAATTCGTTTAGAACTGCATTGACCACCGTGTAGGCTTGAGTCGCATCCTGATTGATTTGCGTCATGCCTTCTACGCCCGATATCTGCACCGTCATTCCGTCTGTAAAACTGTGACCGGGAGCCTGGACCTCAACAGGAGTTCCATTGTTGATTCCCGTGATGGCCACAGGTGGCAATCCTTGCCACTGCTGACCACAGTTCACAAAGAAGGCATTCGAGAGTTGACCGAACAATTCTTGCGGCATGAAGTATTCGACGTACCGCATTGTCACGCCATTGATGGTCCGGTTGACGACAACGGAGATTTGATCCTCTATATTCGCTCCGCTGATGACCGCAACAGATTCAATGCTTCCCCCTTGGGTTTGCATATTTATGCGGAACCACGCATACACCTGATCCTGCGTGTTAAAGACAAGTCCGATCATTTGCCCATCATTGCGCACGGCCCAGAAAATCGGATAAGGCTCCGCCTGAAACGCGGTCTGTGCGATGCCGGATTGAGCCGAGGACGGACCTAGAGTTATGTTGCGGTTGAGGCGTGTCAGGTCGAAGTTGTCCCACTGGTTAGACACGAAGTTGAAGACCAAGAATGTCACGATTCTGGTGGACCGAGAGACGAAAATTGCTGATCCATTCACCAGTTGCGGCTGCAAGGGACTGACCCCGAGGTTGCTTTGCAGGGCCGCATTTACATTGGTTTGGCTCAGGGACGATCCGTTCGATCCCTCCACAACCCACACGCCTCCAGCACTGCCGATCAATAGAGCGTTGGGGGTTCCAATCATGCTGAGGAGTTGGTTTAGTTTGTTCGCAACCAAGGTGTATTGGAAAGCGTAATCGTCTTCGTTGGGATCGCAGATGAAATCGTAGTAATCATCTTGAACACTGCCATTGATCTGCACGGGATTGTTGTCGCTTCCTCCGATGGTCAAGCGCTCTTGGTAGAGAGTTCCGCAAGCTGGATAGTCTCCCGCCGCTGCGAAGAATGGAAAGACCGCGACTGCAAATCCACCGCTCACATAGGCTAAGTATCCGGTGGTATCGACTAGATTCCCGGTGTTGGCGTCAAGAAGGTCGAAAGAGCAAGTCCCGTCGCCATTGTTCACAAAACTATCGACGTAAAATTCCCCTTGATTAAGTTCGACCATCCCGCCGATGAGATTCATGTAGATTCGCTGATTGTTGCTAAAAACTGTAGTGGTCGCCGCAATCGTAACGACACCAGGGTTTGCCTTCGTGATCCCGGTGATCGACTGTCCGAGGCCGTTGTATCCGGTCTTCACAACGTCCAAAGTTCCGCGATATGTGGAACCATTGCCTAATGTTCCGGGGAGCGCTGGTGCATACTGCCATGAATTAGCGGCGAGTCTTTTAATCTGCGCCGGCGGATAGTTGGGATGGAAGACCCACAACACGTCCGCGCTTTGCGTTGAGCAATCGAGAGCGAATAGGTCGGCCTCGGCATACGGCGTGGTTAGCTCAATCGGCGGTTCCGCGAGGCTGGTTCCGTCTTCCCAAAACGCCGAGTTCCACGACAGTCCTGTCGCTCCAAAAACTAGAGGGAATTCATCGAATTGGTTGTTTGCGGTACATTCTGCTATCCAGTTTTGCGTGTTCCATCCCAGGGGGGCGTAGACAAGAGAAGGTACTGCGATCCACGGAGCCGCATAATAAAGAGCATTCGGAGTTACCGTCCAACCCGATAAAAGAACCTGGTTGCTCGTCGAAGCATTCAGTTCCGATAAAGCTCTAATTGCAGTCTCAATCAGGTTTGCAGCGTTGTTCGCTGCCGTTGTTTTAGCCAGCGCGATATTGATGCCTTGGTTTGGCGAACTCCCGGTAATCGTGACGCTAAGAACATCAGAAGTATTGGTCGTGAAAGTAATTGGAACTGTCTGAGCATTAGCCGTTCCGTAGGGCGCCGCGATGTAGAGTCCCTTGCGGTTTGGAGTCTGCCCTATGAAAGCAAAGAATGGACCCACCAGTGACAGGTTTGCAGCGACATACGCAGTCGCCGGATCATAGTTGAGGGCAGTGGGAAGAGTGACCGCCAGCCCCAAAGACCATGATCCTTCGCTCGCCCCTTCCCAGATACGGATAAGTCCCGCTGAGAGTTCGAGGATCGCCCCCTGAATTGTCGAAAACTGGAACGGGACGAGACGACTTTTTCCGCTCGAACCCGTCATCATGCTCTCGCTTGCGATAGTCTGCGAGTTGTTTACTATGTAGGTTCCCGTATAGCCAAGCCCCGAACCCAGAGCAGTGATGACGGTTCCCGCGGCGATGCCTGTTCCGTAGAGCGTCTGCCCAACACGGAGGCTCCCCTGCGCTACGGCTGTCACGGTGAGGGTCGTAGTGGCGATTGATCCGGTGAACATAGAACCGCCGCGGGCGGAAACCCCAGCGAAGTAGGTTCCGGGCATCTTCTTGGCACCGCCCTCGACGAGCGGTACGGCGTTTTCTAAAATTTTGCAGGCAGAATTATACTTGGCGATGTCATCTCGGAAGTCTACGAGAGGACTGCACTCCCCGGTGTTAAATGATTGACGTACAACGGCTAGCTTTCCACCACTAGGCATAGACTCTCCTATTTACATTATTATTTATTCCTGCTACCAGCGGAAATAGCGGCCGGCGTCTACCCAGGATGTGCTCCCGGCTTCGTCTTCGCTGAAATCGAGGCATTCGTTCTGGGCCTCGGCAGAATTCAAGCTGTCTTTGTACATCTGCTGCATCAGTTCAAACTTCGATTTGTCCTCCGTGACGCCGATCGACAACTCCATCGCCAATCGATTACAGAGGCAGTTCACGAATCCTGGCATCAGTTGTGTGTAATCGGAGATCAGTCGGATGTAGTTAATCATCGCCGGACCCCGGAAACCCATGTAATCCGTGAGCGCGTACCTCCCCGCAGGAAAGGGCAAGGAATACGGTGTCGGCGGGCATGTGATCGGCGACGACCAGCCAGCGGTAAGAGTCTCGATGACGTAAGGAGTGTCGTAGGGCCAGAACGGAGGATCTTCCCGCCTATACCATCCTTCGCCCTCTGGACCCCAGAGCCAGGCGAAGTGGTGTCTGTCCCTGGGGCGCTTGTGCGGGCGCACGAATCGGAGGAGGTCAGAGGGTAGAGCCCATGCAGCCTTGTAGGAATAGAGGGGGATGACTGGGCTTAGCTCAAGCTGGACTCGAGTCTTGGCGAATTTCCAGTCGCGCTCCGCCATTACCTCTCCAAACACGAAATCCCAAACCGCGAGACACTTAACGGCATTGGGGGAATTCTCGTTGACATTTGTAATTTGCCCACGAGCTCCTATTCTCCCCAGTGCAACATTACATATGCTGGTTTGTGAATAATTCACGCTTCCTCCGTCGCATCTGGTGAAGGCTTATGAACTGGCAGTTCATGCAAAGGATACGGAATCCGGAAGGGAATCCTTCTCTCTTTAGCCACTGGTAGAAATTTAGTCCCGCGTTGAGCCTGATACTTTTTCTATGTGCGTTTCCTCCTCCATCAATGTGATCCACACTTAAACATGGAATCCTGTCCTCGTTGCACAACGCACACTTCATCGTACCGTGGCTATACTTTTCTACCACTAACGTCTTCAGTTTAACCTTGTGCCGCCGAGAATTCTCTTCAACACGAGACTTCTTGACTGGATCAGCACGATTGGCCCGATCTCTAACTCGGGCTTTTTCGCGAAGTTCCTCAAGATGTTTTTCTTTATAGGTTTGGATGTAACCGAGAAATCTTTCGCGGACTTCAGGACGCTTTCTATACTCTCGCTGATAGTCTCTCGCGTATGCCCTAGCAGCATCTTTCTGGGATTCAGATTTATCGCCGTAGTTCAACCTGCCCCCTACGCCGGGACAGTTGCAGTCTCGGCAGTATTCCTGTGACTCTTGTTGTGGACTCTAATGGCGTACAGGTTCGGAAGAACCTCACCGCATGTTTTGCAGGTGAATGTCTTGCCCTTCTTCTTCCCCCGTTTTTCGATCACAACCGACTCGTCAGAAACCACTTCCTCGACGGCCTCAGTCTTGTGAACAGACCTCTTGTGAACAGACCGGGTGTGAGTTCCAAGATCATTCAGAGATTCGAAAGGCTTCTGGCATTGCTTGCAGATGAAACCGCCGGGAGCGGGACTAACTCCAGTTCCGGTCATCGTTCGGTCGAACTCGAAAACGTAAATATTCCCGATCTTCATAACAGCAAGAGTACCGTCGTGCTCGATCTCATAAGTCTCGCCGGGATAGAACGAGAAACACTTCGGACTATCCCATGCGAGAGAGATGCATTTGGCTTGCACCTTCATTGTTCCCCACCTGTCTTGGGTCCAAACCATGAGGTCAGGTATCCCGTTGTCGCTGCGCCGCCGGCATTGGCCGCATACCAGCGCAGAAACTCCAGAATGGACGCTCCGTTGACGGGAATGAAGTAATGCGCTCCATTCACCCCCAACTGCGCCGCACTCAAGGTTCTCGCCGCGATGATGTTGGTTGCGGTGCCAATGAGTGCGCCCGTCGCCGATGACGTGAGAACAGAGAAGGCGATGCTGGTCGTCGCGGCCGTCAACATGGGCGCCGTGATGACCAGGTGAATCCCCATCTCAACCCCGCCATCCCCAACGACTTCAGGCGGGAAGGTGTAACCCTTCTCCGCGTAGGACGGGAACTGCGGAAGCCACGGGTAACTTGCCCCCGTATTCGGTGCCCCGAAGTCGAGTTCGTTGTTCGAGTACTGCGCGCTTCCCGTCAGAGCATCGCCTAGCGTGTTCGGTCCAAACGTCATGGCAGTGCCGCCGGAGACGGTTTGCGAGATGTTGACGATGTAGGTTGTGCCTCCACCAAGACCGATGCCGGTCCCGAGGGCGGTAATGAAGGTTCCGGCAGTGACTCCGGGACCATTCACACTCTGCCCAACCACGATCTGACCGGTGGTCAAGGTCGTGACAGTAAGGGTGGTTCCGGAGATGGCGCAACTGGAAGCTGCGTTGAGTGTCGAAGTGATCGGACCGGAGACGGAGGTTCCGGAGCCGTGCAACATTGCAACTGCATCTGTGACTGGCATGTGTCCCTCCTTAGCTCAGGACCGTTTCGGTTGAGAGAATCTTTTCGGCGACGTAGATCGGAATGTTCTGGAACTTGGTCACCGACCGTCCAAACACATCCGTCTCATTGGCGTTGAAATTGGTGTAGGCGTTGAGCTTCTGCGATACCGCGCGGATGTCGATTTGCGTCTTCAGCGCGCGGTTGACCAGAATCACCGTGCCGGAGCCCTCACCGCCCCGTGGCAGTTGATTCTTGGCCGCGATAAAGACGTTCTCGTCGAAGTTGTTTGCGGAAAGGATCGTCGGATTGATGTTCGCGATGCGCTGCACGGCACGTTCATCAGCGATCTGGATTCCCATATACCAGGTCAGCAAAGTGCCGAGAACCTCGTACATGGCATTTATTCCTATCGTTCCGAGCGAACTAGCGAGTTGCTTGGTGTACTGCCCAAGGTCTTCCACACTCAAGCCAGCGGGCGTATTGGGAGGATAAATCCCGTACACCGAGTCGTCGCCGAACTCGATCATCCATGCGCTTGTAACAGAGCCATTGGTAGCGCCGCCCTTCCACACGTTCGGCTGCCAGCTCGTGTCTCCGTTTGGGTAGGATGCAGTGGTGTTGAAGCGGGTAGCCAGGCCATTGAATCCTCCGGGGTTGGTCGCCAGGTTTCCGTAAATCAGGTTGGACTCCATCAATTGAAACAGTCCCTCTACGTGGTTCATGTCCTGGTCCGCTCGCCATGCGTTCGGATCGTTCTGGAGCATCCAGAGACCCTTGTCCACTTCGCTTCGATCCTCGAAAAGAGCGATGGGGTCGTTGATGGGAGTGTTCTTCGATGTCGTCGGCTTGATTCCCTCGTTCCAGCGGCGCGTCGAGGCCGTGGGAAGAGAATCGGTGCGGACGGCAATGTTCGAAAGGATGTTGTTTGAGGGTTTGAGTGGCATCATCCTGACCAGCGGTGTCATGCGGTCAAGGATGCGTGTGGGGAGAACGAATCTCGCCCCTGCATCGGCGGACGAATAATTCGCCACGATGTCGGTAAACGTGGAATATCCCAGTTGGGAAATATCGGCCATGTCGAGCCTCCTTTAGGCTCAGGACTTTTTCGGAGGAGCGGGACTTTTCGAGTAGCCGATGAAGCTGGACTTCGCCGAACTCCGACTCATCCCTCCCTGTGGCGACTTGTCCTCGCCGGTCAGGGCAGCGAACTTTAAAAGCATCCTGATCGTGGTCGCCCGGTATGCCGAGTTCCCATTCTCGAACGCCTTGTCAAATTCGCCCTCTCCGTACTTGGTCCACATCCGTTTGGCCAGTTCCACGCTGGTATCAAACTTGTCGCCCAACTCGGTTCTGAGCTTCTGTTCATTGGTCGTAATTTCCTGCTGACGCTGCGCATTCGCAGCCTCCACAAGTTTCTGTATCTGAGCGTTAAAATCTCCGCTCAGTCCATCGGCTTGCGCGGCAGTAATACCACGCCTATGAAATTGGGTTTTCCAGAAGTTCGTCCACTCGGGGGCATTCTTGTCCTCACCTTGTAGTTTGTATTCACTGGGCTGTTTGGGTCGTCCCAAAGCGTCGTAGTAGAGGTTCCGGTCCTCATCGCTCGCGTCATCCGGCAGTTTGGGCACATAGTTGCTCAACTTTCCCTCCAGTTCGGAGACCTTCGACCGCACCGCAAGATCGTCTTTGGCAAAATCGCCAACCGTCTTGAAGGCTTTGAGGGCTTCGTTCTGTTTGAGATCGTCGGGCAGACCAGCGCGCCATCCCAGGGATTCCGTCTGTGTCTGAGAATCGTTCGTCGTTTGGGTATTGTCAGGCATATGTTTCTCGTTTCAATAGTACACCGTCGTGTCAAGTCCTCTTGACTGAAGGCGACTTGTCATAGTCGATCATCTGGTTCGGCGGTCGCTTCTTCTTCTTCCATTGGTCAAAGAGCGATCTGCGACTTGCCATAGCTGGCTTCGTGTCGTCGTCGAGCGCGGCATTCGAGGCATGACCAGTCGAGCCACCCTTGCCGCCGCCTTTTGCTCCACCAGCCATGGTCACTCCTACGAAGTCGGGGTTGTGTCTGCCGTCACACGCTGCACGTCGCCGGCAACCGAGTCCATGAACAGGAGAGCCGCCTTCAAGTTGACTACGGCGATTCCCGTCTTGCCAGTCACCTTGAAGGTAATGGTCTGCCCGGAACCGTTGTTGACGACAAAATGTTTTCCTGGAACCAGCGCCGGGAATATGGCGTTTGCCGCACCGCCCGCAAGGATCACGGAGTATACGGACCCTGCCGTTTCCTCGGGATTCATATTCCAGTCCGCAGTACCGGAAGCGTAACTGTGCGAAACATTCTTATCGACCATGAAGGTAGCCTTGCCAGCTTCCTGCGGATACCTAATTCCGCTAGGTCCCCCATACCGTTCATTGTCGTAATACGGCGCTGTTCCTGCCATGTCATTCTCCTTTTTGAATCATTCCAAAGTCTTTGTACAGCCCGTTGAAGGCACCGGCGTGCTCCGCGATGATTACTGCCAGAGAGTATTCACCCAATCTCACCGGGTCATCCGCGTTCAGTGTCTTCCCAAAATGCCCCAGCGTCAAGATGTCTCCCAACACTATACGCCCCTCGGCCGTTCCGAAGACGTTCTTGTACCTCTGCTGCATGTCCTTTGCTTCCTGAAGAAGATCACGCTCCGGCATCGCCGCCTCCTATATCTCAGAAAACTTAAGCCATTTTGAGATGCGAATCGGAATAATCCATCTCCAGATATAGAAATATCGTGCGTATTCCCGCCTCTCATATGGAACTGAGGCGGGATCTGATGATACTAGCATCTTGCCCCAAAGAGAGTCTCCCAGATCCCGCATTCCCCTCCAACCTTTACAGCTAATCATCATGATCCCGATTCTCCTCCACCCATCAATTCCTTCAAAATGCTTCCAGACTCCGGAGACTTGCTCAATGCAGCGGCAGCCTTGGCCATCTTCGGCACGACATCAGCAGTCTGCTCCTGCTGGGCCCGCTGATTGAGTTTCTGCAAAATTGCAGCGAAAGTCTTTTCGTCGTACACAACATCGACGGGAGCATTGACTGCATCCCTTAGCGTTCTCAAAATCTGCGGAGCGTTGATTGCGTGGATGATGGTTGGGTCCATCTGAGCAACCTGTGCGGTCAACTGGAGGAATGAAGTGATCGAACGAACCGTGGTCAGACGGGTCTGGGCCTGCGCTAGGGGTCCGAGGTACTGGACCTCAACCGGACCATGTATCGATTCGAGCAGTATTTGAGGGGGAGAAGGAATTCGGCCTGCCTCAGCCTCAATCGAGTACACACGAGCGATAAGCGGATCAAACGCCTCCGATTGAAGGTTGCCCACTCGGGTTCCCAAAATTGCGGCTTTCTCTCCCTGAAGTTCCTGCACCTGGTCGATGACCATGCGCGAGGTATTGCTTGCTCCGGCCAGTTGTGAGAATTTCTGAAACACGTCGGTATAGAAGTGCTCATTGATAACCGCCACCACGCGGTCCTGAAACTCGATATTGAAGGGCAGGTTTTGTACACCTGTTCCATTGAGGGGCATCGGCGCCCGCGTGCGAATGTCCCCGCGATTGGATTCGATATACGTGATCCCGTTCGGATCCCGCTGAATAGCTCCACGAAGGTCGGAATAGGCTACTAGGGGCGGCTCG